TGGACTATAGAACAAGCCACACAAACAGTTACAGAGGGCACAACAGATTATTCTTTAAACTCGAATGTTATTGATATTTTAGACGTTGTTCTACGTAGAACAATTAATCAAACTCAGACAGATATAAGTATGAATCGTATTAGTAGATCTGAATACATAAACATACCAAATAAAACAACAAAAGCTAGACCGTCACAATTCTTTCTTGATAAATTATCAACGCCTACATTAAAAGTATGGCCAGCACCTGAAAACTCTACAGATATTTTAGTGTTTAATAAAATAGTTAGAATGGATGATGCAGATAAGCCAACAAATACTATGGATATGCCATTTAGATTTTATCCTTGCTTCGCAGCTGGATTAGCTTACTACATATCATTAAAAAGAGCTCCAGAAAGAACATCACAGTTAAAAGCTTTATATGAAGAGGAATTTGACAGAGCTATGTCTCAAGATGAGGATAGAGCCTCTTATAGGGTTAGACCAGACATAAGGATGAATTGATGGCTTACGCATCTGGCAAATTTGCAAAAGCTTTATGTGATAGATGTGCTTTTGAATACAAATTAAATGATTTAAAAGAAGAATGGAATGGTTTAAAAGTATGTCTAGATTGTTACGAACCTAAACATCCACAACTAGAGCCTTTGACTGCTACAGCTGATCCAGAGGCTTTGTACAAGCCAAGACCCAATAACGATAAGGAAGAAGGAGAGGGTTTTGTCGTTGTAGTTAGTTCAGATATATTCAAACCAGATTTTTTAAATCCTGCAACACTACCAACTAACTTTACGGTTGATAAGATGACAGGTGGCGTTGGCGAGGTTACAATAGTTATATCATGACCTTAGCAGAGTTAAAAACTTTAATACAAAATTATACTGAGAATACAGAGACCACTTTTGTAAATACCTTAGATGATTTTATTAAAAATGCAGAGGAAAGAATATTTGAATTAATACAATTTGATTATTTTAGAAAAAATGTTACAGGAACTCTAACTACTGGAAACACATACTTAACTGCGCCTACTGATTATCAATTAAGTTTTTCACTAGCAATTATAGATAGCAGTGGAGATTATCACTATTTAGATAAAAAACACGTGACTTTTATGCGTGAATACTCTGTAGATCCAACAGATTCAACAGCTAGAGGCAGACCTTTATATTATGCAGATTTTGACAAAGATTTATCTACAGCTTCTGACAACGGCTCTACGTTAATCGTAAGTCCTGTTCCAGATGCAGATTATAATGTTGAATTACATTATTTATTTAAGCCAAACTCTTTAGTGACAGACACAACAGGTACTTGGCTTTCTAATAATGCAAGAAATGCTTTGCTTTACGGTAGTTTAGCTGAAGCATATATATTTATGAAAGGTGAAAATGATTTGACACAGCAATACGAGCAACGCTTTGCAAATGAAATATCGAGGTTAAAAAACCTTGCAGAAGCTCGCGGAAGGAGAGATGAATACCGTTATGATTCTTTGAGGTCATCGGTAACGTAAAAAGTTATGAAACAAATAGAAAGTCTTAAGGGCAAATCAGTTGCTATAGTTGGTATGGGTAAAAGCTGGTTTGATTATAATCTAGCAAAATCACACGGAGTTCATTTTGATGAAGTATGGGCTATAAATGGCGTAGCTTCAGTTATATACCACGATAGGGTATTTATGATGGATCCGCCATCCAGATTCTTAGATACAGATGATGCAGGTGGCCAAACAAAAAGTATGGCAGATATGTTGCAAGAACATGAGGGTCCTATATATACGTGTGAGCTAGATGATAGATGTCCAGGTCTTGTAGAGTTCCCACTAGAAGAGGTTGTGCAATATTCAAACTGTCACTATCTAAATAACACAGTTGCATACGCAGTAGCCTTTGCCTATTGGAACGAGGTAGCTAATCTTAAAATGTTTGGTATAGATTTTTCATACAAAGGTAATTTACATTTTGCAGAAGCAGGTAGAGCATGTGTTGAATTTTGGTTAAGTAAATGCATATCAGCAGGTATGCAAGTAGAAGTTGCACATAGTTCTGGTTTATTAGATACAGACGTGCCAGCAGAACAAAAGCTATATGGATACCATAGGCTAAAAAATCCTTACGTAATTTTGGTTGGAGAAGATGGTATTAAATTAAAAAGAATTAATAACTTAGATATTGTTAAAAAAACACAAGAGCCTGTACTAATAGATAGGTATGATTCACATTTAAAACCTATTGAACCTAAAAAATGGTAGATCAAATAACACCAGCAGGTATGCCTAGTTTAGGCTTAATAGAAGCAAAAACTTCTAATCACGGCGGTCATCCTCCAGAGTTTTGGGCAGAAAGATTGACAGAAAAAATAGTAAGCGGTAGCGATAGCGAAGATCCTTACATACAAGAGCAAGCTAAGGCTTATAAAGATTTGATTTACAAGGTTTGTTTGATTTATATAAAAAATGCGTTAAAATCCTATAAAGCTACTCTGATACAAGATTTTATAAAACAAGGAGACGCAGAGTTAGCAGATATTATAAAAAGGATTTAATATGGCTATTACATCAACATTAACCACTAGCTTTAAAAAAGAACTACTTGAAGCTGTGCATAACTTCAAAAACTCAGGCGGAGATACTTTTAAATTAGCTTTATATACAAGCTCAGCTACTCTGGGTGCTACTACTACAGCTTTTACTACAACAGGACAAGCAAGTGGTACTAACTATACATCTGGCGGTAGTAATTTAACAAGAGTAGATCCTACTTCAAGTGGTACAACAGGTTTTACTGATTTTGCTGATTTAACTTTTGGAACTGCTACGATTACTGCTAGAGGTTGTATGATCTACAACTCTAGTGATAGTAATAAATCTGTAGCTACAATTGACTTTGGTGGTGATAAAACATCAACCGCAGGTGATTTTACAATAGTTTTTCCAGCCGCAGCAGCCAGTACAGCTATTATAAGAATAGCCTAGTTTAGCCAATTATGGCTAATATTACGGGTTGGGGTCGAGGTACCTGGGGTGAAGGTACTTGGGGCGAACCTATACCAGTCACTTTATCTGGATTAGCTGCTACAAGTGCTTTAGGCACTGTATCTGTAGTAGCAAAGGCTAATGTAACCCCTTCTTCTCAAGTTGGCACAACAGCAGTAGGAACTCCTACTTTTGATTGTGAAGCTAATTTAACTCTTACAGGACAATCATCTACAAGTGCTCTTGGTACAGCTACGGTTGTAGCAAAAGCTAATGTTACGCCTTCAACACAAGTTGGAACAAGTGCATTAGGCACCATATCTACAGTTGCAAAAGCAAACGTAACACCTAGTTCACAAGTTGGTACAACTGCTATAGGTGGCGTAGGAGTTAATGCTGATGCGGTAGCAAATGCTCCTAGTGCGGTAGCTACACTCGGTAGCGTAAGTGTTGATGTAGATGGAGAGGCTAATGTTGTCATATCAGGACTTGCAGGCACATCTGCTGTTGGATCAGTCACGGTCCACCATAATGAAAAATTTAATATTGATGGTGTAAGTAGCACAGGTAGTGTTGGATCTGTAACTTTTATTGCAAAAGCAAATATTAATATAACTGGGGTTGCATCTACTGGTTTTGTAACAGATGTATTAGTTTGGGGGCTAATAGATGATACACAAACGAAAAATTATGCTAATATAAATACTGATCAAAGTTCATCCTTTGCTGAAATTAATGAAACACAAACCCCAAATTGGGAAGAGGTAGCATAAAAAATGGCAACTTATGTAAATGATTTAAGGTTAAAAGAAATAGCTACAGGTGACGAATCAGGAACCTGGGGCACATCTACGAACACAAATTTAGAGTTAATAGCCGAGGCATTTAGCTTTGGTACAGAGGCGATAACCACTAACGCCGATACTCATACAACCACTATAGCTGACGGTTCTACTGATCCTGGTAGATCAATTTACCTAAAATATACAGGTACACTTGATTCAGCTTGTACTATTACTATCGGTCCAAATACTGTATCAAAGCTTTGGTTTATTGAAAACGGAACATCAGGTTCACAAAATATAATTATATCTCAAGGTAGTGGTGCTAATGTAACTGTACCAGCAGGAGAAGTGAAAGCTATTTATTCTGATGGAGCTGGTTCTGGTGCAGCTATGGTAGATGCTTTTGCTAATTTAAAAGTATCAGATGCAGCACAAACTAATATTACAAGTCTTGGAACTCTTACAACACTTACAGTAGATGATATAACAATCAATGGCTCTACTATTTCTGATAGTGGCGATTTAACACTAGATGTTGGTGGAGACATAATTCTTGATGCTGATGGCTCAACAATAAGCATGAAAGATGGTGGCACAAATAGAATTACATTTAACTTAGATTCAACTCCCGATTTAGTTTTAGCAGGTGGTAATGCAAGTATAACTGCTTCTACATCTGATGCAGACTTATCATTTATAGGTAATGATGGTGGCTCAGATGTTACTGCTCTTACTCTTGATATGTCTCAAGCAGGTAGAGCTACATTTAACGAAGGTATAGTTTGTAAATCTTCAAC